ACATAAGCATCGTCTAGGATTAACATTGTCCATAATTGATAATTGATAATTGAAAATGGATAATTATCCGGATCATCCGATCATTCTCAATTTTCAATTTTCCATTCTCCATTATTTATGTTGCTACTTCTTCCAGCACTAATTTAAGCCGGTGAATATTCTCAGCGGTTACCTGCGAGCGAAACCCGCGTGCGCGTGTCACCTTCTCCTCGGTGCGCAGCACGCATTTAATTCTGCGGCGATATTTAGCCGTGATGGGGTAATTGACATTCACACTGCTCGTCAAGCGGATCGCATCGCAGGTAATCCCATCGCCGCCGAGCGGAGTCCACGGCTGATAGAAGCTACCGTTGATGTAAATCAGCAGGGACGAAACATAGATAAAGCGATGCGGCAAATCGTAATCTGTCGCGTTAGGGATGCCGATCCCGACTAGCACCGGCGTGACCACTTCACCAAACCCAGCGCCGTCAAACCAGAATGGTTCATCACCTTGGACGTGCTCCAACAGCCCGAGGATCGGATCGAGCAACTCCTGACGCCCTGGCACCACTAACTCCCAACTTGATAGAGGCCGCTTTTGTAGCCGGCGAAACATCATCGTCCCGTTGCCGACCGGATCTTTCAGCGTCGGCATTGATAGCGACTGCGGCATAACATGCTCCGGTGCCGCTAGAATAGTAAATGCCATTTCAGTAATTGATAATTGAGAATTGAGAATTGATAATTGCCTGATTCCGGACATTCTCCATTTTCAATTCTCCATTCTCCATTTTTTACTTGCCTCTTAGGCGGAGCCGTTGCTCGATCGCCGACATCACCATCCCGTCATTGGTGATATTGCCAGCGGTGACTCTGATAATCTGATCCGGCGTCATATTCGGTTGTCTTGGCGTGATGTCGCCGTTGATCTCGACATTAACCGCGGTGCCGCCACCCGGCACCTTGCCGGTCTTATTCATCTGGCCGAGCGTATCCGCACCGATGTTGTCGACGGCTTTTTTCTGCATGACAAATTCGCCGCCGTGGCCGATAAATAGGCCGCCGCTGGCAAAGGATGGGATCATGCCGCCGCGCGCGAATCCTAAATTGACTTCATCGCCAAGCCCGAGACTAGAGCCGCCGGCGGCACCGCTGATGCCACCAAAGAGACTACTAAGTCCCGAGCCTAGCCACGACGAGACTTGCTTGCCGAGGTCTTTCGCCCAATCTTTCAATTGCGTATTGGCGGCGTCATCCAAGGCGCCGACCAGGCCGGAAATAAACCCCGCCGCGATGGCCTTTAATGGCTCAAGAATGGTCTTGTCGAAGATCGCGCCTTCCAATTCCAACAGCATGTTCCGGACGAGATTTTTCATCCCCTCGCCGATCGATTGCTGGCCGGTCTCGATGCCGAGAAGCGTATTGCGCATCCCACTCGTCAAGGAGTTCGCCAGGTCTTCGCCCAACTTATCGGCGCGCGCTTTTGCTTCGGCTTCGGCGTCGACGCCTTCGCCAGTAGCTCCCACTCTGGCGCGCACTTGCTCAAGCGCCCGGTCTATCAATAGTCTGCGCGTAACGGCTTCGATTTCATCCGGTAACGCGCCAGCTGCGGCGGCAGCCGCCTGCGCGTCGACGATCAGCTTGACGTATTTTCTGCTGATCTCGTCGAGAGTCTTGGAAAGATCATCCATGCCGAGCGTTTCCGCGTCCATCTTGATTGCGGCCCATTTCTCCTCGGCAGTCGTCATGGCGTCGATATCTTTGACCCATGCCTTGGAGATCTCTTGGATATCTTCAAGCGCTTGTTTTTCCAGCCGCAGTTGATCGGTCAAGTCGCGGCGCCGGTCCTGCTCGGTTTTGAGCGCAGCCGAAATGCCTTTTGAGTTTTCCTGCATCTCTTGCTGCGCGAGTATGTAGTTTTGCGCGGCTTCTTTGCCGGACTCCATTTCGATGATTTGTGCTTGAAGCGCGGCGTTTGATTTTTGGATGCTCTCGATCTGTCTTTGTAGTTCATCGGCCAGTTTTTTTGCCGCGGCCTCATCGACCGGCGGTTTGAATGGTGCGCTGACTTTCGCCCTTTCGGCGAGCGCGCCGCCGCCGGCGCCGAGTAGAGCGCCGACCGCCGCGCTTTTATTGAACATCTGACTGAACAAAAAATTGATATTGCTCAAATCTCTGATGATTTCCGCTAAGCCCTCCGCGGCAACTACCTTTAATCGATTATTGAGGCGCGTCCACGCATCGCCGAATTCATCGAGCGTATTGATATCCGCGTCGCTGAGCCCGCTTTTTCTCAGTTGCGCCAGATGTCCGGCTATTTCTTCGATCGCCGGCCCGAGCTCACGGAAATTCTTGCCGAGCAATTGCGCACCGAGCGCAGCGCGATTGATTGGATTTTCGACTTTGCCTAGTGCGTCGGTAATAAGTTGTAAGAATGTTTCGGTATCGGCTTGCCTTATTTGATCGAGATTTAAACCGAGTTGCTTTACCGCTTGGGCTGCGGGATCAGAGTCGTTTTTGATGCCGCCGAGATTTTTCTGCAACGTGAAGATGCCCTTGGCGAAGGCATCGAGCGAAGTTCCGTTTTCTTCGAGAACCGATTTGAGGCCGCTGAGTGTTTGGCCCGAAATGCCGGTCTGTTGGGATAAATCTTTAAGTTGACCGCCCAACGCGACTAACTGTTTACCGTAGGCGATAATCGCACCCACGCCGAGCGATGCGCCGAGAATATTGGTGAACCCCTTAGCCATACTCTCCAGGTTGGTGAAAGATGTTTTAAAAACGCCTTCCATCTCTTTGACATCGAGGCGCAGCTTGCCGAGGTCGGCGCGCATCTCGACGAGGAGCTGGCCGACTGTGCCCTTACCTGCCATCGCTCACCTTGTTAAAGAAACGGTCGAGAAACATTTCCGACTCTTCTTCGCTCAAATATTTATTGCCGGGAGGAAACGGCAGGAGATCGGTGTACTCCAAGCCTGAACTTTTGAACATATTCGCCACCGTCGCGGTCAAAAGCGCGACGGGCCGCGCATGGCGGTTCTCTCTTTCGATCCACTGCTCTGATAGTAAACGAATCTCGAAGGGCGTGAGCGCCCAGAATTCTTGCGAGGAAAGGCCGAGGTCTATTCGGGCGAAGGACCAGAGATCGCTGTCCCATTGAGTTTCATCAAATTTTTTTTTTCCTCAATGGGTGCTTCCTCTGTTTTGGGCTCGATCTTCAAATAGGTTTCGGTGATCACGCGGAGCGTCAATTGCATCACGTCGCGGAGGTCAAACGGCATCAGGCCGACCGCCTCGATCGATAGGTCCGGATCTTCATGCAGCATGGAGGCCCATAAAATAGCCTCGCAAAAATCCATGCCTACGTCACCATTTTCTACCTGCGGGAGCTCCTCCATCATAATGCGAAAGATCGCCTTGCGCGGTTGCAGGTCGCGCGACTTGTTGAGCTCGCGCTCGGCCGCCTTGAGCCCGCCGACCGTCAATAGTAAATGGCGCGGCTTGTCGAGGTCTATTTCTATTGGCTGTACTCCGGCCCTCATTTTCAATTCTCAATTATCCATTATCAATTAAGGAAGTCCTGCTGTGCCGGTTGTGACGCGAGTCGGCGCGCCGCTGATCCGGACCGTCGCGCCCATCCTAATTGCTTTCGTGAAATCCAAATTCGGCGCGGGCGAGGTCAGATAACCGGGAAATCCCCAGCCGTTCAAACCGTCCGGCAAAATGACGCCCCATAACCGGATCGGCAGCGGTTCTGCTACTGCGTCATCATACAGCACCACATGAATCGCGATATTTACGATGTCCCAGAGCACTTCCAGCGGCAGCTCGCCGCCGTCGCGCAGGGTCGCCGCGTATTCTTTATATCCGCCGGGTGATGAATGGTTAGTGATCTCATCGAAGTCCTGCCTGATCTGCGGCCCGGTCAGTACGGTGCATTGCGGGATCTCTTGGTAGGCAGAAGTGGTCGGATTTTTCCGCCACAGCTTACTACCCTTCGCGAGCATGTATGTCGACATGGTTTATTTCCCCTTTAAAGCTGACTCGGCGCTCTGTTGACTGCCACTTTGACAGTGTTATCAGTCATCACTATCGTCACGTCGCCATTGGCATTGGTGAATCCAGTACCATTTATTAGAATTGTCGCCTGATCGCCCGCCGCCAACGAATAAGGGCCGACATCGCCGATCCGATTAAGTGAATCGGCAACAGCTTTCAATGACCAAGTAAACGCGGTCGACGCATGCGTGTTGCGGATCATGACGATTTCGCGACCCGTATATTTGAATGACACTCCATCCACAAAAGCTGTCGGTGCGATAAAAATATCGTCGAGGGAATCGGCAGTTGGAGCTAGCGCCATTACCTTTTGCAGATTGCGAATCTCGGTGGCTTCATTCATTACTCTTACGGCCATATTAATTCCCCCACAAGAAACGGTAGTCGCCTAAAATATGGTGCGTCGATTGACTTTCGACATCGGCGGCAGCGTAGATCGGGAGTTCGTCTTCCATGAAGACGCCGCCAATGGTGATCCCGCTTTGCACCGCCTGGTGATCTTCCCACGGCTTTAACGCGCCACGGATCGCATCGGCCGTTTGACGGGCGACGGAATAACTCGGCGCGACTGCCGAGATCTGAAAACGCGATTCCTCGGCGCCGCACGCTCCGTCATGCGAGTATTCCGGAAGGCGCGAGGTCTGCTGATAAATAACCACCGGCAGGGTCGCGTTCTGCGGGTAGGTGCTTGGATAAATGCGCGTTCCTACGATAGCCGTCAGCGGCGGGTAGGCGCGCAATTGATTGACGATGACTTCTTCCAAGGTCATATTCACTAATTGAGAATTGAAAATTGAAAATTGATAATTATCGGAATCCGGACATTTTCCATTCTCAATTTTCCATTTTCCATTATTCTATGCGACTTCCTGCTCTAAATTCTCCCGAATGACCGTCTCGAAAGCCGCCATGCCGGGCCCCTTCTGGGATTCGAAGGCTGGCGTCATCGATGGCCTGGCCCCAAAATGCTGGATCACCGGTCTGCCACGTTGCGAGCGATACGGCGGCCCGAGCAGCTTGAACCCGAACTCCCACCAATAGGCGACATTCGCCATAGTCACCGAGCGCCCGTTTCTGTCAGTATCGAATATTTCCGTCGACGGCCCGACCTTCACGGTACCCGTCGAACCGCGCAATTTGGTCGTGGTGACGACTTTGATCCTGGTCGATATGTTTGTCCTAGCTAGGCGCTCGCCGTGCGCCTGTATGGGCGCTGCGAACGCCTGTAGGGCTTTACGGAGCACTGACTGCTCTAAACGACGAATGCGTGCTTCCAGCTTTCGGTTAATATCCTGCAAACCCTTCAGCTCCAGCTTCATTTCCATAAATTGATAATTGAAAATGGATAATTGAAAATGATCCAAATCCGAACATTCTCAATTATCAATTTTCCATTCTCCATTGTTTCAGCCGACCTCTTTGCAAAGTATTTCCAAGGTCGTGCGCAACCGATCCGGTATCACCGACTCGATATCGAGCACCTCGTCCCGAAAAAGGATGCGCTGATCGGCCTCGATGCCTGGGCAATAGCGCGTATTAACTCGCGTCGTGACATCGGCCCCGACCGCTTGAGCAGCGAACAACTCCCGGCCTGATAGCTTGACCACGTCGGCGCGCAGCTTCTGAAAATCGACCCAAGTATCGATCGGTTGCCCGAAGTCGTCCTGTTCCTGCGTGCGCTTCTGGACTGTCACTACTTCCCTATTTCGGCCGGCATTCATATTTTATTGATTCTGACGAATGGTTCCTTTGCTCCCCTGAAAACCCGGTTTTACGGTATTCTCCCAGGATCATAGCTGGACTAGCGCGGCTAGTCGTCAGAATCACCCGCGCACGTTTCTCATAGTGAAAAAAGCCTCTCGTTTGAAATAAGCCCTTCCACGAAGTCGAGCCCCTGGAGTTTTAACTCTGAAAAGGATTCTCTGTGCTCGTAATAGTCGGCCGTCTTGATCAGCAGATAAGTGATCAAATGAGGCGGCACGTTTTCGCGTTTGTCGCCGTACCCGGCGACGAATTCCACGGCCACCGCCGAGGGCCTTGGCTGAACATATGGCCAATTTGCATTCTGAGCCCTCACGAGCCGCGGTGGCCGCGCATTTAAATCGACCCAATAAAGAGCCGGGTCAACGGTCTGGAATACGCCAGCGGCATCGATGTATTTGATGCTCGTCACCGATTGCACCGGCCGCTTGAATATCTCGATACAATCGGGCAACCAGTCCAGATACATCGTCCACGTCTGCGTGATGAGCGCGAGGTCGTATACAAGCTCGACCATCGTGCGCACCGCCAAGATCTGGCCCTGGATCAGCAGGTCGTCGTCGTCGAGATCGATCCGGCTGTGCGCCTTGACCTCATCGAGCCCGATCGGCTCGATGACCGGCGGCACCTTTAATACAAAAGTCGGAATCGGCCTATTCATAATGGAGAATTGAAAATTGATAATTGAAAATGATACGGATTAATTTCTTCCCGTTTTCAATTTTCCATTATCCATTTTCCATTATCTTTTGCGTCGTTTTATCGTTGCGGTTTCGTGCGTGCCGAGATTATCTTCCGGCGTTTCGATCAGCCCTACGGTCTTTTTTTTTCCGCCATCATCGCTCTGCCATCAGCGATCCACATCTCGGCGACCGCGGCGCGCACGTCATACTCTTTGTATGCGCCGATCCAACCGTATTCCTCGGAAAAAAAATCCTGCTCGCTGCGAACGGTGACGGTCTCTTCTTCGCCCATTTTTTCCTCTAATTGATAATTGAAAATGGAGAATTGATAATTCTCCGGACATTCTCCATTCTCAATTTTCCATTATCCATTTATGCCAGGGCGAGCCACTTCACAGGCCGAGTACCGGCGTCCAAAAGATTGCCGTCAGATCGCATAAACGCGATAAAAGCGATCTGATCCAAATCCGCATAGCGTTCTTCGAGCCGCACAAGGCGGATAGAGGAAACGTCGCGAATCAGATATTTGCTCAAGTCGCCGAAAAGCATGAGCTTTTGCCCGGTCGTGAATGTCGCCGACATGGACTGGTTGATCGTGTAGCGATAGCCGAGCAGGCGATCCGGCACGCCACTTTGCAATCCCGGCTGCCAGATATATGCGTTTGTCGTCGATTCCTTGAGTTTTCGTATTGTCGCGAGCACGGTGTCGTGAAACATGAAACTCGCGCCGGCGCGATAGGCTGGATCGACGCTATGGATAAGATCGATCACTTCGTCGCTGGTGAATGTCGTCATCGACGCCGCGGCTTTGCCGACCACAGCGGCGACCGTCAGCCCCTTCGGCAACGTCGTGCCGGCGCCGGTGGTGAAATGATCGTTCTGGATCCGCGCGATTCTTGTCCCGAGCCAGTCGCCGACGAGCGCGCCGAGGTCGAA